TTGATTCTCTTGCCGTAAAAAACGTGATAATATTTCCTTCGTTATACCATTTATTAATGATTTCTAACGCCTTTGGGAAAACGTTCGCATCAGGATATAAATGAGAATCTTCATTTCTAATATCATCACATATTGTCCCATCAATGTCAATTAAAAACAATTTTTGTTTTTTTTCTTTTTCAAATATTATTTTTGCCTTAGTTGCGTGTATCGCGATATTATCTTCATTTATATAACAATCGTTAAACAATTCAAACTCAACATCATCACCTGATTTTATAATACCTTGTTTTGATTTTTCGTTAACAATTATCTCAGATTCTTCAATGAGTCTATACGTGATAAATGGTTTACCCTCAATTGAGGTGATTGCCCATCCCTCAAGACTGTTTACAGTTTCAGGATTACTTTTAAAATATTTTATTATTCCTTTCATTTTTAATTATCTAAAATTTTTATCCAAATAATATTTTTCAAGTGATGTTAAACTATCAACACCCTCATCTAACATTCTATCCAAAATACCATCAACATCCAATTCGTTATCTAAAAACGAATCCAATTTTCTCATAAATTCATCAGAAAAAAATTTAACACCATATTTTAAATTTTGAGTTAAATCTTCAACATCAAATTTAAGTTCATATTTATTTAAAACTTCATCAACCATTGTCACCATTTTTGGTTCCACCAAAATGATGTCCCAAGATTTGCCATCATCCTCACCAGTATCATTAACACCGTCCATTGTTAACTTCGTTGCCCATTTTAGTTCACTTGGGCTCATTTTATCCCACAAAAATACATCTAAATCTTTATTAGAGACATTGTAGGTATATTTTAAAATTCTGAATTTTGATAAATTAACCATAATACTTAATTATAGTATAAATATGGACAAAAAAAAATCCCAAAAAGAATTCAACTACGAATTATTCGGGATTTTTGTTTTTTTTACCAACAATAAGTAAGAAAGGGATTTTGTTGTTGTATGTATAAATATGCAAATGTTTATGAAAAAACCAATGTTTTTATAAAATTTTCATAATAATTTTAAATAAACCGTCTTTGTAATCCTCAATAGGTAACTCTTTTAATGAAAAATAACCACATTCAGTGTGTTCACCCCCATCATTAGCGTTTTCAAGATCGGGATAAATTTCTTCATCAGTCTCAATCAAATATACATATAAGATACCTTTTAAATATTTGTTGTCTCTAGCATATCTATTTGCGGTACCAATTAATTTCAAATCTTCCTCATCCTCAATTACAATGTTTGTTTCTTCAAAAAACTCTCTAACTGCAGCCTCTCTTGGTGTTTCACCCTTTTCCACACTACCCGCAGGAATTGACCACACACCAGGTAATGATTGATAGGGACTTCTTTTACATAACAATACCTTATTGTTACATTTAACTAACACTCCCGAATATCTTTCTGGTTTTTCCATCCTTATCTATATTTATACATATATGGAAATAATAATAAATAACAATTTATTCAATGTAAAATGTGTAATAACAAAAAAAGACATTACAGAGGGAATGATGTTCAAAAAATTTAACGACAAATTTGATGGTATGTTATTTTTTATGAAAGATGAACCTCATTCTTTTTGGATGAAAAATTGTATTATACCTTTAGATATTATTTTTATTAGAAACAATAAAGTCCTAAATATTCATCACAACTGTTCTCCTTGTAATACTGAGGAATGTGAGAGATATGAAGGCGAAGGCGACTTGGTGTTAGAAGTTGATGGTGGTACTTGTAATAAGTACGACATTAAAGAAGGTGATAGAGTTTATTTTGACTAACCCTTTTCTTCGTCAATTTTTTCCTTCAACAATCTTACAAATTCTTTCTGTATCATTTTTGTAAACTGTACATATGGAGCGTCATCACTATCCTTTTGATATTTGTATTTACCTGCTGGTGGACGTTTAGATCTACCCATATAATTAAGTCCAGAAATGTTAGTTATACATTTGTGTCCCCCACTATTAGAAATGATTACGTCCCAAGCACTTACGGTGATATTATCTAACATATTCATTTCTTCATTTGTTAAATCTGAAAAAGGTATTTCCATTGCAACCTCAATATCATTCATTAATGATTTTCCACTTTCACTTTTAGAACCACCATAAATTGCTTTAAAGTCTTTGAATGTAAACCCCACTGACTCAGACCCAAACTCTTTTCCTGATTCAGAAACCCACTTAATTGTTGATAATGGGATTTGTCTATCTTTCAATTGTGATTCCCATTTACCCAATACTTCGTCTTTTATTTCACCCAAGTTTACACCTTTAAGTGCTCGCTCTTTCTTAAATGGATTACAAGAAGCCTGAACCAATCCCAACGGCCAAGCAATAACCAAAAAGTCAGCATCAGGATTATTTCTAAATGGAGTATATCTGTCATAAGAACCTGGTTTCATCATAGAACCACCACCATACTGAACGATGATATTACCTTCCGTTCTAACATTTGGATGACTCTTCATTGACTGAACATACATCTCCTTATTTCTTTCAAGGTTTTCAACATCAGCATATCCTTTTTCCGCAATTTGAGCTCTGATATTATTTAATATACTAATTAAAGATGGGTTCGCATTCAGTACTATTGAATCCAAGAAACCTGGTTTGTTTTTATATGCCAACAATAATTTATTAGTTACCAACCCCATCAACATTTTATTTCTTTGTAATGATTTATCTTTATCCATTTTAAAAAGATAGTTCATCACTTGTTCTGGTGTGATATCAAATCTTGCGTAGTCAGCAGAATCCACCGTTGATATTAATTGAACGTCTTCGGGTGAAAATATTTCTTTTGGTGATATGATTTGGGATATCGTTTCAACATTGGATCTTGACGATCTAAAACTTGTTGCGGTTCCTTGTTCAACACCTGCTTGTGTGTCGTGGTGATCCGTGTGAATAACAAACATAGGTTTTCCGTGCGCAAAATCAACTAACACCGGCATAACATCTCCTTGAGCATCTAATTTTTTCACCGCAAATTCTTTATCCCCATACTGAATTATTTCAGCATCAACAACTTTAATTCCATTATTCTCTAAATAATGTTTCATTGCTAACGCGGTTGTAACCCCGTCAAGTCAAAGGTCCTGGTGAAAGTAGATTTTCGCTTTCGGGTATCTTCTAGCGAGAGATGTGATATCTCTTAATCCACTTTCAACCAGGACGTTCTTGTTTTTACTGGTCGTCATAATTATTGTTTTTATATAAATACTTTGTTTGTTGAATTAATTCATCTAATGTTATAGAACATCTTTGCTGTTTTGATAAATTTTCATTATATGGTATGACCTCTAAATTCTCTTTCGCACTAATTATATTAATATTAACATTATTACGATAACCTTCATACACACTATACCTATGATCCAAATGGTAATCTTTTACACCTATTTTTAAATTTTTAGGATTTATAACATCTTTGTGTAGTTTATAATTTTTAGCGGTTAAAGCTCTTACTTGTCTTTTATAATTCTCAATTTTAAGTAACTCTTCATCTGTAAGATTTAACGATATTGATTCATAATAACATCTATCACAAATAAATTTTTTATCTTTCCTAATAAAATTATCATATCTCTTTTCCATTATGTGTCCACTATTACATTCAACTTTTATTTTACTTTTTTTACCACATAAATCAATAACGGAAATTAACCGAAAGTTTCTTTTTTCAACAATTTCTTTTAAAAATTCTTCATTAATTATAGGTTGTTTTTTTTTAATTTTTACATCATCCATTTTAGACGGATTCATATCCCCTTTCCATTTATCCGACATAAATTTTTTGAGTTCTTTAACTTTTTGTGGGGTGTGTAGTTCATCCCAAGTTCTTTTATCACCATATCTGCCATTACCTTCACCAGTGCACTGACATGGTCTACATATTTGTGTTTTATAACACATCTTTTCTTTTTTTAGGTGATAAGCACTTATTGAGTGTATTTGTTTGGGGTAATTACATTTATCATTATCACACGTCCATATAACTTTATAATTTGTTTTACCTCTCATATCAATTATAGATTCTTTTTCCACTAACTCATATTGATTAACTTTACCCTTTAGAAAAATAGGTTTCCACACAGAATGTATCATATCTTTTATAAATAAAAATCTTGTTGTAAATAAAAAACCATCGTAGTCGTTGTGAAAACCTAAAATTTATTTTGCCAATTGGAAAAATGTTCATATCTTTGTAGAAATCTTAAAAAATAAAGTTATGGTAGAAAAAGTTAAAACGTTTTTTGTTAATTCAAAACCGGTATTCAAAAACATTGTTTTTGTTTGTTTCATTGTGTTGTCGTTAGTTGCGGGGTTTAAAATTGGTTCTGCTTATAATGAGGAGTATGGACCCAAGAAACCAACAATCCACACAGTAAAAGTAAATAGGAGTCAAGTAAATCTTGCACTTGATGAACACAACCACCTTATCGTTATTGATAAGAAGACTGGTGACTACACAGTTTACCAAGATTCAATCGGAGTTTCAGTTTTTAAACTGTACGCTCGTAATATTTTTAATGACTTTTCAAAATAATATCATATGAAAAACATTCCATTCATCAAATTCGTTTATTTAATTGTCTGTATATTGACAATAGTAGTTCTTTCAGGGATGGAAAGTAAATCTGACATTCCTGTTATGGACTTGTTCAATGAAAAACCATCAGATGTTAAATCACCAAAGTGTATTCAAATGTATGAGTACATTGAGAGGTATTCTGACGAATACAATATTCCAAAATATGTCGCTTATAATGTGGCATTTAAGGAAACCACATATATGGGCCCTTTTCATTGGAACTATAATCCGTCAAGAACTTCTTGTGTGGGTGCTTTGGGTCCTATGCAGATTATGCCAACAACCTCATATTCAATCAATAAAGTTAAATATCCAAATGAGAAAATTATGAATGACATCCGTTTGAATATTGAAACAAGTATGAAATTACTTAGAAAGTTACATAATAGGTATGGTGATTGGTCTTTGGTTTGTGGACATTATAATACGGGTCGTCCGATTGTAAATGACTATGGTAGGTACTGCGGAACTAATAAAGATTATAAGTCTAAATGGTTATCTCTTAAATAAAAAATTCCCACCTATGAGTGGGAATTTTTTTTATAATTCATCTAAATATTGAATCTCCATTTTATCCAAAACATTTTTCAATACCTTAAAATATCCTTGATTGAATAATTCCACCATTCCTCTTATTGTAATGATTTTCGGTATATATTTTTTAATATCATTATAAAAATCACCAGCATAGATATCATAATATGAAAATTCTCCATTTTCAAATGTAAATTCTTGACCGTTTACAGGCAACACTGGTTCTCCATCCCAAAAAAGTGTTGCATAACCATAAATTTTATTACCATTTTTTGTTTTATATTCATATTCTAAAGTTCCAGAAAAATGATCATAATATAGCTTAACATATGATCCATCATTATAAGTTTTTTCTTTTTTTATTAACTTAGTGTTCCAAAGGTGATTATATAACATTTCCCAAATCTCTGATGTATTATCTTTAGTTGTTATTTCTTCGTCAAACAATGAGGACAAAACAACTTCTTTTGGTAGTCCAGTCATATTTTTTATGTGCTGAAATGAATATCCTTTTTTATGTAACGACTTAATTAATTTTTCTGTTCGTTCGGAATTTTCGGTAATCAACCCAATTTGCTTTATGTTAAAAATAAAATCCATTATCCGTAAACTACTTCACCCATTACACAGATTTGAAGAAAAACATCTGCGTCTCCAGCATCTGCCTGTTCCAACAAAATGTTTTCCCAAACTTCAGGGTATTCTTTTTTTATTATTGTTATTGCTTCCAATATTTTATCCATATCAACATAACCAAGTTTTGTCTCTTCTAAATCCTCATTAAAAGATTTTTCATCTTCTACATCTCCTTGAATGTTATAATCACCTCTTTCTTTATCTCTTAATACCCTATCATATTCTTCAACATCATAGAATTCTATATGACCACCTTGTAAAATATATTCTCCGACCGCTTCTGACGTTGAGTCACCAAATGATTTAATGTCTTCAGGTAAATCCATATGATACCAGTAATTTGAACCTCCCTCAAGTGCTGTTACAAATAAGTCAATTATGTCTTCTTTAGTTAGATTTCTATTTAATGCTTCATCTTGGTATCTTTTATATCTTATTGCAAAACCAATTCCTCCTGCACTATGTAAATGCCAATCCATTCTTCTTTTCTTTTGTTCTTCAACATTGAAATCAGATATCCATTCCTCAAGATTTTTTAATCTATTTATTTCTGGCTGAACTATTTGTTTTTTAATCTCTTTTTCATTTTCACCACCTATTTTACTCCAATCAAAGTCATTATACATTTTAACTCTTTGTCTTAGTTCCTCAATTTCTTTTTTTGTGGTTTCGTAATCTTCCTTAGTTTCTTGTTCCGATTGTTCTTCAATTTGACGCATTTCATCTGCGGTTAAATCATACTGATTCAACTCTTCACTTTCAGTTAGAGTTGACTTCTTTAGTAGATTTAATTGTGATTCTGTAATTATTATTTTCATATCATATAAATAGTTTTAACTTTAATTGTAAGTATCAAATAGTCCAAAGAAGAAACGATCCCTGCCCATTTTTGATTGTTTTAACCCCCTTTAAATTATAATTTTCATCTAACCATTTATCCATAATATTTATTATTTCGTCATATTTTAACCCAAACCCATCATTTAAAAATGCCCAAATTTGATTACTTATAAAGACAAAATCATCTTTTTTATCATAAACAATTATATTATTTCCTTTTTTATAACGAAATAAAGTCCATTTAGGGTATTCTCTACTCTGAACAACTTTTAAACCCCTGAACATATCAAGAAACTCTGTTTCATTATTATTGAATCCGAGTTTTGCTAAATTTTCACTCCCACCAACCGCAATGGATGTTTTTTTCCACCCAATGTCCTTAACCATATTCTGTAACTTGGTTTTAAGATTTGATTGTTGGTTTTCTGTGATTAGGAATTTCATATCAATTATAAGAAATGTTTGCCCATCTGACATTTTTTATTGTCGCATCAGGAAAAAGATTATTGAAGTATTCTGCTAATGCGTATGTAAAGTGTCTATTATAAATATTCCAAGGTAGTAAAGCTTCAACACTTTCTGCCCAACCATAATCGTAATAAAGTGTTTTACTAGGTTTTCTATAATCAATTATAATTTTTCTGTTTGAGTCTCCTATCAATATTGACGTTTCTGTTCGTCCTGACGCTGCGAATTGTATTTTAATCGCAGAAAAAAACAATTTTTTATACTTCGGATATTCATCTGCGTATTCGGCATCCATCCAATCCCTACTGAATGTTTCCTCCTTTAATATTTTTCTAATTAAGTTTTTCATCTTTGATTAATATCTTTAAAATCTACTTCTACCACATTTACGAACGTATAAGTTTCTAACGTAATTACCATAGTTCTCCTCAACAATTTTATTTAAAATAGAAATATCCATATTGGCACCGCCTTTATCTGTATCATCGTGAAAGAAATCCCAATTCTCTTCAATAAAAATATTAATACATCTTTCAATTAGAACATCAACAAAAATATCAGGATTATAAAATGCGGAACACCACCAAGGATTGTCATCATTTAATTCATACCCCTCAATTTGTTCTTCAACAATTTCAATGAAACGAGTAAGTCGTCTAAGAATAAAGTTTTGATTTTCTGTTATAATGATTTTCATATCTTATAAATAGCTAAAAATCCGTTTCATCATCGCAATAACGATCTCGGTACTCTCGCAAAATAATGGGACGATATTTACTGACAATTATTTTACCCACAAATTTCTCAAGTTCGGAATCCTCAACAGAAACTTCACCGTAAAGTTCAATATATGAATTAATAAATGTTGGTATAGATCCGTTTACCACCTCAAGTTCATATCCAGGATAAGTTTTATAATTACAAGCATCAATATAATCAAATCCCTCAATAACAATATCCCTTAATAAATTATTAATTTCAGGATCATCCAATCTCCTGCGTAACCATAAGATTTTATTTTGATTTTCAGTTATGATTATTCGCATGATTCAAATGATTTGTGGAAAAATTCTTTTAGTTTATCATAGTATCCAATATCCTCAAAAAATTTATATAAATCTTTGTTATGATACGATTCAACACCAAGTGTATGATTAATTTCCCAAACTATACCAACAATGACATCATCAGCAAAATATAAGGCGTCTTTTTCATTATTATTCCAAATTCTACAAACATCTTTGGGATTTAAATTAGAAATAACATCATCAGCAATACTAATTCTTCGTTGGAATGTTCGTATCTTATTTTCTTGGGTTTCTGTGATGATTATTTTCATATCATATAAATATGACACAAAACAAAAAACCCACCTATTAAAGTGGGAGTTCTTGTATTGTTTGTAAAGTTTTAAAGTATTCAACCCTTGTTTTTGCCACCTCACAATAATTTGGTGATAATTCTATACCTAACCATCTTCTTCCGAGTATTTCAGCGGCAACTAATGTTGTCCCGCTACCCGCAAATGGATCAAGAACTATATCGTTTTTGTAGGACAGTATCTTGATTGCTTTCGTTGGGATATCCATTGAGAACGTCGCCTTGGTGAGTGACTTAGTATCTGCAAAGTAATTCCACTGACCAAAAACAAGTTCCATAAACTCCTTCTTATCTTGTTCTTCATATACTACTTTCTTTTTTATGGTTCCATCCTCCTGCTCAATTTCAGTAGGTGTCCCTTTCCACTGAGGTTCTCCTTTAACCTTCTTAATGTGGTGTTTTTTGTATGCTAAAATAACACACTCCTTTGGGTTATAAATATATGGCGAACTCGGACTCATCCAAGAACCCCAAGCCGTTGTCTTACTACGATGGGGTGATTGTTCCTCTAAATCCACAATACCAAAGAACCCAAAACCAATTTCTTTCATTATTTGCCACATCTCTGATACAAAGAAAATTCTTCCACCTTTCTTTTGTCTATTGATTTCATAGGGAATGTTAAGAGCGATTCGTCCATCATCCTTTAACACATTATACGCTTCAGTTAACCAGTTTTTACTAAAAACTTTATAGTCTTCAAATTCAACATCATCTTCGTGTACATCATAATCAATCCCAACACCATACGGACAACTAGTTACAATTAAATCAACAGAACCTTCAGGTATTGTTTTCATTACTTCAATACAATCCCCATTAATTATTGTACCCATAATATCGTCTAAATTCTTCATATTTTTCTTTTTTTCTATTTAAATAGATTTTTGCGTTTTGATAAATATAATCGTAAAATTTTAAATTATCCATTTTATTTTGGATTTGTAATTTTATTTCAGAATACAAATTTATTTTTATATTGTTCTTATTTAATTCGTTAATAATAAAATCTTTAAATTCATCCGAAGCACTCACAATTTGAGTCTTATTTATGTATTTTTCAGGATTAAATGAAAATGATCCATCCCCATCAAAATAACCTCTAATAAAATGAGGAATTAAAAACTCATCAATATTAGGTTTACCAATTGTAAATGTCTTTCTCGAATGTACTCCAGCTAACTTGATAGAATTAACTAACTTTGTCGAGTATATTGCCAAATGAACCATATGTGATGTTGATACACCTCCTTTATATTTAACTTTATTATATGACTCTTTTATCAAATGATCGGATTCTATACATTTTTTAAATGTATTAAGATGATCAACATCTTTAATGGATAATTTCATCTCCAATGAATTACCACTTTTTCGTTCCCTTATATACCCGTCAGCAAATAAAAATCCCAACCAATAAGCCTTTTCTTCTGTATCTATTACTTCAAAATAATTGTGATTAACACCATACCTACGATTCGTTAATTCAAATCCATTTCTTTTAAGACTACGTTGTATTGGACTAATAGAAACGTTAAAATGTTTGGCAACTTTATGAATATTTTTTAATTCTTTGTATTTTTCAATAACTAAATTATCACTAATGTCAATCCTTTTCCCCATATTAATAAATATCTATTAGTGTGGAGAAGTTACATTTTTTTATTAAATTACTTCTCTAATGTTTCAATATAGTGTTCCAAATACCACAATGCCTTTTTTAAATCTTCCAATTCTTTCTCTTTGTTTTTCTTACCTGCTCTTGAGATATACTTTACAGTATTTCCCAATGAAAACCCTAAATCCCAAGCATCAATCACTTTTATCGCCTCGTATGGGTTTGTTTCTCCACCATAATGGTTAGGGTGGTTTACCTGTTCGTTATTTTCCATCTTTGTTATTTGTTTTTCTGCCCAAAAAGCACCATCAGTATAATATGTGTTCCATCCAACCCAATTAAATTCATCAACCGCTCTATCAACATCAGGAATGGGAACTTTTGATGACTTATAATCATCCACATAAAGAACCCCCCCTTCTTTAACCGCACTATATGTATTTAATAAATCTTGACGAGCAAAATCATAAGTATGATTTCCGTCTATTTCAATAAAATCAAACATAATTTGATTGTAATTGAAAAATTGTGGTATTGTTTCTATGGAATTACCGGGTATTAAATTTAAATAAATTTCTTCCTTTTTATAATGTTCTTCCATTATAATAAAGTTACTTATTGTTTGTTCTTTTTCACATATGTCAAAAACAAAAATTCTTACCGGTTCAGAATAAAAACCTTTCTGTTTAAGTTCTAATATTTTTTCACAAATCAACATCAACGAATGTCCTTCATTGAATCCTATTTCTATTAGGTTTTTTGGTTTTTGTTTTTCTATTATTTCCCCCAATGTTTTTTGTCTATGTGGAAACCAACTAATGTTCCCATATCCAAATCCAGTTTCCATTCCTTCCAGTAACTCCATATTACTCTTCTATTTTGTGTATTAAATTCAATGTGTTCTTATCAATTATAACACGAATTTTTGTTATCATCAACTTATCTTTACCATAAGACATTTTTTGTTCAAAATTAATTCCTTTTACATCAAACTTCAATCCGTTAACCATTGTTCCTGTTGGATCCAAATACTCAATGGTAAACCCAACAATATTCAAAATATCTTTTGGGTTATAGGATTGTTCTACGGTTTCATAAAATTCGGTTTTAAATATAATATCTTCACCCTCGTTGAAGATTTTATACTTTCTGAATAGATATGGCTTGATATCCATTCCTTCAGTTCTTATTAACCACCTGTTTGATTTAAGCGGTTCAATTAGTTTCATCTCCTTCATCTTTTATTATTTTTTTCAACTTATTAAGACATTCTTCACAAAAAGGATAGTTAATTTTTAAAATATTCATATCCGATTCACAAGTAAGACACTTTGGTGATGTTGCCACTTTTATTTCCACCCTTTTATCTTCTCTCTTTTTGAAAAAGTTACATATTTTCTTCATTTGCGTTCACCATTGCGTTTTTCAATTCTTCAGGTAGTGGGTTATCCACCTTATTTTCTTTACTATCCAAATATTCTTTGACAACATCAACCCCAACTTGTGGTTCAATATTATTTTTAGAACCTTCCATTAAGTCACCCATTTCATAGTCGTCATCATTTCTATATTCACTTAACAACTCATCGTTTGGAATAACACCAGTAAATTTGTCCATATGTTCACTTCCGTCACCATCAAAGTTCATTTTTAGTTTTATTTTGTAAATGGCAACCGCATTTTTAATTGATTCCATAATTTGGTAAACAATCTTATATGGATCCGCATTTGACCCAGGTCGTCTATCTTCTAAATAACCTGTCCAATGTTCTGCGGTTGATTTAGGAACTCTAATTGACGCTCCTCTATCTGAAATACCCCAACTGAATTTATCAATTGATTGTGTTTCATATTCACCTGTTAATCTTAAATCATTTTGTGAACCATAGTTTTTAATGTGTTCCAAATGTCTTGATTCAAAACTTGAGAAGATCGATTTGAAGTACTCTTCTCTTTCCCATAGTGTCATATAGTTTTCACCTTCCCTCATTGTTTCTGTTGAGAAGTTTGTGTGGAGTCCTGAACCATTCCATTCTCCGTGTGTTAATGGTTTTGGGTGTAGTTCAATATGATATCCATATTCTTCTGAAATCTTATAAAGGAAATACCTTGACATCCATAAGTCATCACCACCTTTTAATTTACCCTTTGAGAATACTTGATACTCCCATTGTCCGAGAGCAACTTCAGCATTTGTTCCGGTAATATCAATACCATAGTCTAAACACACATCTGTATGTTTTTCAACAAACTCCCTTCCAACAACATTATGTCCAACACCACAATAGTACTCTCCTTGTCCTTTAAGGATATTTCTTTTGTGTCCAAGAATACTTCCGTTGATTTCTTCGCGAATAAAATATTCTTGTTCAAAACCTAACCACAAATCTTCTTGTTCTTCGTTAAGTTTACTTCTTGTGTTTGTTTTGTGTGGTGTTCCATCAGGATTCAATACTTCACATAGAACATAAACCGTATGGAGTTTTGCGGGAAAGCCCTTTGACATATACATTCTTACAGGTTTGAGTAATCTATCTGAATCACCAGTTTCAGCTTGTTTTGTTGATGAACCATCAAAGTTCCACATTGGTAATTTACTCACTCCTAACGCAAAAGCATTCTTAAATGATTCATAATCAATAATTTTAACTTTACTCCTAAGATTTGGTTCTGGTGTGTATCCATCTAACCACACATATTCTAACCGAATTTTCATTTGTTTTTGTTTATATAATTTATGATTTCTTCCATATCTTTATTTTCACGAAACATATCAAACACTTTTCCAGAAAAATCATCAGAGATTATTATCGCATCCGCAGACAAATATCTTTCAAGGTTATTAATATTAAGAATTATATTTTCCTTCTTTAATATCCGTTTGTTAAATCCCATTGTTGTTCTGTATTTTGGGGGTTTGACTGTTTTTTTTCAGAAATGAATATTTTTCTGATTTCTCTACCCAAATCACCATCATTCGGGTATTCTTTAACTAACTCTTTGATTTTTTCTATTGTTTTGTTATCCATATTATGAAACTTTAATTTCTACTGTTTTTGAAAAGTTTTGTTTTGTTGTTTGTTGTATATAACTAATCAACTTTCTTTTAAATAATGGTAGTAATGTCTCGTTAATTGGGAAAATATCACTACAAACCATTTCAAATACCGGTAACTTAGTTCTTTCATCTTCATCATTCCATTGTGAAAGTGTATTAATAATTTTTGGGATTGTCAATTTACCTTTTGGTTCAGAATAAATTAAATTAACCAACGTTTTTTCTTCGGGAGATTTTCTTGATGCTTGTTTTATATTATATTCCCAAACATATAGATTTCCAGATTTACCATCATTAAAATAAAAATACCCTTTTTTGGTTTCTAAATTATTTTTATTCTTTTTGATTTTTATTTCTATTGTATCAAACACAATTGTCCAAACAGATTTCGCAATATTGAAATATTCTAATAGTCTTGGTGCGGCAAACCTTAATATTTGAGCAAATTCCTGACCTTCATCCTTAGTCATTTCAGGAACGTTTTTTATTTTTAAATCTTTTACCAGTAACTCGTCGTCAATTGAATCAAATTTTTTGTCCGTGTAAATGATTTTTCTTTTACTGATTAATGTTTGAATATTCGCTAAATGGAGGGATATTTCAATGAAACCGGGATATAGTTCCATATTGTCAAGTTTTTCTCCCATTTTTTGGAAATAACTTAACAATTTATATTCTTTATGTTCTCTGTCAATTGGATCTTCAAATAACCAATCGGTGTCCATTAAAAATTCAATTTTTTTATTTTTCCTTGTTCTTGCCATTATTAGGAAAAATATAATATATTGTTTTGAATCTGTAAATTATTAATTGATTCTCACAACAATATATCTTGTTCCGTTGATTTCTATTTCTTCATACTCATCGTCATAACCACCTAATCTACCGTAATTTAAATCATCAACCAAATCATCTAAAAAGTCTCTCCTATTAATAAATGGTGAATAATCATCAATACCATAATCATTTAACCATCTTACAGGATCTTGACTAATGTCATATTTCCTATCTTCAACCGCTTCTTCAACCGAATCTTCATCCAAATCACCATCAGGTTCTTCTAATATTGTCTCTCTTTCATATTCAATTTCACTTATTCTTTCCTCTCTTTCTTGTTTTTGTTCTTCAGTATCTTCATCGTCATATAGTTGTTCTGGTTGAACCATAACACCTTCTTTATATAACACCCATTTATTTCCTTCGTACCTCATTTGGAATGAGTTGTCTTCATCATCCATAAAATCAAAGACTTTATTTTTACCTTCTCTTGATGGGTATTTGATTGGGTATCTTATTTTGAAGTTTTTATAACCCCATTTTTCCATATCTAGTAACCATATTTCCTCATATTGTTGTTTACTTGGTAATCTTCTTATGTCCCAACCTTCAGGATTTTCATATATGTCTTCTCTAATTGAATCTTCAAAAGAGTCGGCAACTTCATCACCATCTATGTGTTTCTCAACAAAATACCTATTAAACCCTTGATACCCCATTTCATCCAGTAATGATTCAGCATAATCCCTAAGTGAATTATCCGCCTCATCAATTGTTCCTGCAGCATATTCATAACCTCCATCAATTGACTTAAACGCGGACATTTCGTACTGATCATAACCCATTGGGATTAAATCATATATATCAACTTTATTACCAGACATAATTTCATCCCATTCATCTTGGAGTTCATCAATTTTGTCACTTATTTCATCATCTTCGTTTTCTGAATTTTGTCTTTCATTTTCTAATCTTTTGATTTCACTTTGGATGTCATTCGCTCTTTCTCTTTCGTTATCATCAAGTCCAACCAATTCACCTCTATCTAATGAAAACATAAAAATAGCATTTGCCTTTTGACCTTCAGAATCTATATCAGGATTATTTAAATTCCATTCATCATTATCCCTTCTTTCTTGGGCATCATCAATTTCTTTTTGTCTCTTTATTCTATCCAATTTAGTTTGATATGGTGTTCCAAGAATTTCAACTCTGCCAGTTGCCGTTAACCCATCAACTGTTTGTATTTTAGAATTTGTTAATAAAACACTTCCATCAACATATAATTTACCCAAATCTTTAATTGGTTCCGCACGTAAATTTAAATTACCAATAACTTTAAGTGGTTTACCTCCAAACTTTTTTAATCTTGTTAAACCTTTGGCATTATAACCAGATGCTTTTAAAAGATTAAGATATTCCTGAGCAGATATTTCATAATATTCGGAATCCTGTTCATTAATGGTTTGTTTGATATATTTAATTAAATCAGATTCAGTTAATTTAATAATCTTTTTCATATAAAATAAATATTGTTAATGGGGTAAAAATATTTACAAATATAGTTATATGAAGATATTTATAATAAAATAAACGTTTAAAAACAACCAAAGATGGGGTGTGGCTGCAAGAATAAGAACAATGGTGGAACTACCACTACTCAACAATCATCAGCTCAGGGACAGCCTCAGCAAGTAAAAAATGCCACTGTTCAAGAGTCAGTAAAGAAAATCGTTGAGAAGTATTATAACAAGAGATAATTTATTTCTACCAAAAAAATTACAAGGTGGTTACGGAAGTTTCCACCTTTTTTTATATTTATCATTATGAGTGATAAAATACTTAACTATATCAATAGATTTAATAGTGGCGAGTGGGAAGATTACCTCTCACCAATATTCGGTGGTAATTTAAAACAATTTCTAACACTACTCAAAAGAAAGGATATGTTAGATATGGTAGACCTTTATTCTATTGAGAAGGAAGAACCCGAATTATTAAATGAAATCATGCTAGATTTGATATCAATAGATAAAGATTATTTTTTACCTAAAATTGTTCAAGAATTTTTAAGTGATGTTGAAACTCGTTCAGATGGTTATTATCTACGTTTACGTGACTTATCGGAACTTGCGGAATTTTTTAAAGATGAAAGATATTCAAGAGATTATAATCCAAGATCTGTCGTTGAGAACGTTTTAGGTGAAGATTGGTGGGAAGCTTATAGTGATACAGTACACGATGTTTACAGAGATATTATTGAGGTTTTAAACGATAAAAATCTTCGGGAACTAGCATCAAGAATAATAGAACTTATTGGTAACCAAGAATTGTCTTTAGATGATTATTCCAGTGAATTGTTTGAGGACTTATCCGATGATAATGGTAATTTTATCATTACAGAATCAAACGTTATGCAAATAATCAAAGATGAAGATTCAATGAATCAGTTATTTGATGGAGAGTTAAATGATTTAAAAAATCAATTAAGTTGGCTTGGTGATAATGCATATAACGACGCGTATAATGATATGGTTTATAAACAAGTTTGGAGTGCGTTATCCGAACTTTTTGAGGGTACTCACACTTGGGAGGAAAATAAGCGAAGTGATGGAAGAGTTGTTCACACACCATATGTAAAAATAAGAGATTTGTATTCTGATATAGTTAGTTTTTTAAATGCATTTAAGGGGTATAATGACACACTTTATGATTATGGTGATTATACATCATTTAAAACCCATTATATGGAATCAGAAGATGAATGGTTAAATTTAGGTAGAATTGATGATTATCCAGATCAAGATGATGTTGAGTCTTACATCAATGACGGATTGGTTGATAGACTATATTAGCAAACTATTTATATTATAAATTTAATTTCATACCTATTATGAAAAATAGTAATTATGAGATTAATTAATAAAAATTCAAAAAGAGGTATTGTAAATTTATTAGCCGACTTTATTGTGTCAAAAATTGACAATAAAGAAAATTCAATTTTTCAAATAACAGATTGTGGTTCCTTTATGGTTATTCACGGAATAACAACAAGTGAGGTAACCTTAGACATTCCAAAAATAAAATCGGACTTTATGGATTGGTTTGGTGATATTTTAAAAGAAGTCGGAATAGACAAATTAAATACCGTTGATGTTATCCAATATGGTGCTGAATTAGAAAGTATAAACGAGGGTTGGGTTAATGTGTCTAAAGATGTGTTTACGGATGTCCCTGAACCACTTTATGAACTATCGGTAACCTCTGAATTCCCTTATGGTTTTAGTCTCAATTGTGGTAGACTTATGAACTACTATGTAAATTACATATTCAATAATATGTATAGTACTCTGGGGATTGATAAGTGTCGTTTTTATTTTACTACTAACACAAATGAAAACGAAGACTTTGATATTGATATTGTGTCCGATTCAAGGTTTGATAAGGGGTCAATCAAATCCTTAATCCTTGATGTATTTGACTTTAACTTGGGTGAATTTAAAACAAGAGTTAGTGATTATGACTTGACACAGGACATCTTATTTCCAACTAATATAAAACCATACACACAACAAGATAGATTAAAAGATGTAATCTTATTTTAAATTAAAAACCCCACCTTTTTAGGATGGGGTTTTGTTTTTTATTTTTCAACCCATTCTTTTATTATTTTGACACCCTCATAGATATCTTCATAATCTCTATCAGGTGCAAACAATTCACTTTTTGGTTCTGTTGTTGGATTTTCAATCAGCATAAAAGATGGTACATAATCGTTTTGGGTTATTTCAACAAAAAGATTGTGTTCTTCTTCATACTCGTCAATATCTCTATCAACAAAATCAATACCTTCTTCTTCCAATAAATTTTTCATATCAACACAAAAAGGACATCCCTTCATTGTGAACAAAACTACAACCTTATCCATTTATCAATCCTTGTACTAACCCTTTTATCTGTTGTTCTTGAAGAACTCCAACTTTAGTGTCTACCACTTCTCCACCATTGAACACTTTAATTGTTGGTACACTCCTGATACCCAAACTCATTGCAATTTCTCTATTCAAATCAACATCCATTGTATACATTTGAACTTCCGATGCATTTTCTCTTGATACTTTTTCAAACAATGGTTTCAACATCTTACAAGGACCACACCAAACTGCGTGAAACTCAACTATTACTTTATCCCCATTGTTAATTTTTTTCTGTAATTCTACACTAGTTATTTCCATTACTTTAATCTATTTAAATTTTTTATAAATAACACAACCTCATCAAGTTGTGCAACATCGTATATAACTTTTATTTTATAAGTAGATTCTACTTCTGTTTTTGACAAATATAAATAGATACCAGCCTGGTTTCTAAAAATACCATCCAAATGTATAAGTCCACCCCCATAAGATTTACTATTAAGATACTCACTTGTAAACCGTTTAGTTAATAAAAGTTCTGGGTTTATTGGAATATAATCCATTATCTCTATAACACTATAGACTTTACTTGTTCTTTCCAACAAGGACTTTAAGAAGTCATCCAATCTTGCAAAATATGTATTCTGTTCACTCATAATTGAAAAAAGAGGGACTTTCACCCTCTGTTGTTTTTAAATCATTTCTTCGGCTAATTCCCAAAGTTTTGTGTTAACGTGATTTACCGCCAGAATGTTTTTCAAGTTTCGGAGTCTTGTTTTACGTCCCTTTTGTGAACGATATTCAAATCCACCACGTACAAAGTTTTCCTGAACCACATTGAATGTCTTCCACAAGTCATCACCTTCGTCCTCAATTCGTTTCGCATCCAATAGGTTAACTAACAAATCGTCTGATGGTAGGGAACCGCTAGCCCAACGAATCTTTGCCGCCTTCTGTACGAATTCAACCTTTTCATCCATAGTAAGTTGTCGTTCCATCATTCGCCCAACAGATCCTTGTATGATTGGTAGTCGTTCAGCGAATCCATCCATAACTCGTTTAACGTCATCCAACTCTAATCCACTGTGTCTCACCTTGAACGAATCCGCAACAGATGTCGGTACCGTTAAACCGTTGCTACATACCAGTCGGTGTAACCCTGAGCTAACTGAAAGAGTTGCGGAACCGTTGTGTGAATTTCGGATAATCGCTTCAACAAGGGTATCACCAACCGCAGGTAAGTCACCATTTCGTAGTCGGATTTCGTGAAGAGCGTGAATCCCTTTACCAGTTTGACTAACACTTGCCACATTCCAATTTTCCTTATCAAACAATTCAATAATCTTGTCTGTAGGGACAAAGGAGTAACGGCTAGACAATTTTTTTGAGGGTGATGTTGCGAATACAGATGGAGCAACTTCTTTAATCATTTCTGGGGTGTAAATCATATCTTTATCGTTTTTAATTACATTACAAAGATAATCAAGTTTTTTTAATTCACAAACAAAAATGATAAAAAAATTAATTCAATCCAATAAATCCAAATTTTGTCTTTTGGAAAATACCCTCAACTTTAATCTTTTTAACTTCCTTATCTTCAAAATCCCCCAACTTTAGATTCAAAACAATTTCAACAATCTGATCACGAGTAAGAGTAATATCATCACCATTGTCAAAGTTTTCTTGACATTTTTCTCTCACTTTTTGATAGAATTCATTCTTTTGAACTTCACCAATAAGTTCCATTAAATCGTTGGGGTTGTTTTCAAAGAAGTTGATTAATTGCGACACGTAAATTTCAACATCAACATTTCCCATTTCTTTCTTTTTTTAGTGTTCAATATAGTAAAACCCGTCACCGTCCTCTCTCATTTTCACCTTCAGTCTTTCAGGTATTGTTACATTAGGGTTTGACCCTGTTAAAGATATTAATTCAAGAGACTCCAAATTTGCAAGTGACTCAGGTAAACTTACCAAATTTTTATTTTGTTGTAAAGTTAAGAACATAAGATCTTCAAGTTGTCCAAGTTCATTAGGTAAAGTTTTAACACAATTTTCAAATACCAATGCAATCATATTTCTAAATCTACCAATTGATGCCGGTACATCCAAGTCTAAACTATCAGATGATGTGTTTCTAATTGTTAGATAGGAAATATCGTCAGATAAATTAGCGAATAATTCATCAAAACCAAATAAAGCGATATATTTAGACGCGTCATCATTTGGGTAGGTTATGGTTACCATACTACCACCTCCTGTTGATAGTTGTCCCGCATATTTTTCTTTTAACTCTTCCTTAAGATTTTTTAAGTTTGGCATATTAATTAAAGCAATATCCGCACTTGTCAATTGACTTAAACTTTTTGTTCTTAGTGAATCTATTTTTCTTGCCAAATAATATTTAACGACATCAGGTTCAGAATTTTTAATCATATCACCAGTCAAATCCATCCCCAATGATATATATTTTTTCTTCAATTCTGATGGTAGGTTAATATAAACTTGTGGTTTGTTTGTTAGGTTTGGACTTGCAATCTCCAACCAAAATTCCGCATCTCTTTCTGAACCGAGTTCTTTAATCGCATCTTGTTGGACATTGATGTGCTTATATTTTCTTAATAGTTGTTTTTCTTCGTCAGTTAATGGGTCCGGCGTGAATAAACTTTCTTTATCTCTTAATTTAGGAACTTTTGATGATATTGTGTCCCAAGATTCTGTTTTATGCCCAGAGTACCCACCTGCCATATTTTTACCATCCGCAATTCTTTTTCTACCATATTCATCAACAAGAATAACAACCGCAAAATTTAAATCATCATATGATTTGTCTTTATCAATCACATAATAAAGTGTTAAGTTGTTTTCCAAACGATAGTTGTAATATAAGTTACCTCCACCAACTCTTGATGTACACCAAGGTCTTCCGTGTGCCAATCTGATACATTGTTCTTTACCGTTTGGTTTGAATATGTATAGATTATCTTGATCGTAGATTGTTTCTATATCGCTAAAGTCACTACCCTTTTTTTGTGGTGTGTCATCCCCATCAGGTAAATGATCCAAAGCAGCTTCCAATTCGTCAAACGACATTAACATAATTGGTGGTGTTCCTGGTTCCAATCTATCATACAAGTCAACGTATCTTTCAATATAAGAAAGGATTTGTTCGTTAGTTAAATCTTGTCTCTCTTTCCTATATTTATCATACGCATTTTTAGTAATTAAACTTCCAAACTTGTTTTGTATTAAACCAACCAATTTAAGGTATGGATAATCCATAATATTTCTTTCTCTTTCAGGTAGAAAATTTCTAATCTCTAAAAATTTCTTAATTGCCTTTTTTACTTCTCTCTGATCAGCACCTTTAGCAAGTTCTCTATATTTTTTGAATATGTTGTCACTCTCTTTTTTAAGGTTTCTTGTTGTTACTAAAGATTCTAATTGATTATACGTATATTTTGTAATATCTCTTCTGTCTGCAGGTAAACCGTTCTTAATTTGTTCAAATGAATTAATCTATTGTTTAATAGTCTCTTGTTCCGCACTAGTTTCTTTACTGAACTTATCAAGTAATTGATTCATTAATTTATTTGATATCTCAGTTAATGTTAAACGTGGGCTTACACTTTCTTTGACTACAGAAGATAAAATTTTGACTAATTCCATTTTATTGTTTTTAGTATAAATATCACAGTAAATAAAAAATTACTTAATAATTCATAATGAGTAACTCCTCACCCATATTTTGTTTTGCACCTTTTTTTGCTGCCGCGGCTTTTGCAAATTGTTTTGACTCCCATCTATATTCATCTTTAGGAAACCATTCAGATAACAATGGGAAATCATAATAGGATAATGAAAACTTTCCTTTAACATTTTTCAATGCGTTTGCCAATCTTTCGTGATCGTTTCTATCGAAATCGTGATTGGAATAATAATTTTCTGTCTTCCAATATGGTGGATCCAAATAGATGTAAGTTGACTCGGAATCATATTTTTTAATTACATCCTCAAAATCCATATTTTCGACATCGGTTATCTTTAAGAAATGTTCCACCCAATCAGGTTTTGATAACTTATCTCTAAATGTAAGATACTTTGACTTATACTTACCCTTTAAATCAATAAATGATGATGTTTCAGGTTTAGAACCACTAAATACTTGTGTTAAAATATAAACATACTTGGCAGCAACTTCATAATCGCCAGGGTTTACGCTGAAACCTTCGTTAAATATTTCAGCTTGGAACCTGTTAAATTGTTCCCGATAAACTTCAGGTGTGACATCCACTCCTTGTTTTTGGCAATCGATTGAATTGATTGCTCGTAACAATTCATTTGGGTTCTGCACGCACTTGAATAAATTATAATTCAATGGGTTAAAGTCATTATAAACAACTTTGTTTAGGTTTGGGTATTCTTTTAAATCCATATTATAAAAACACCAATACATTCCCCCGAATGTTTCAAGATACGTCTCCATATCTTTAGGGTAATATGGGACAATCCATTTACCGATTTTACTTTTTCCTCCAATATAACTTAACATAGAATAAATATAAGAAATTAAACTAACAAAAGCAAGTGGTATTTATAAAATATTTCCAATCTAAAATTATCTTATTATATTTCAACTATGGAAAAAACAGAAGCTACACAAGTTACGGGATGTAACAAATGTAAAAAAGGTATGAGTAGAGGACAATGGGGGTTATTGATACTAGGTTTGTATATGTTTGGTTCTTCAATATACGGAACCATTGAACTAATTAAAGACATTATATCATTATTTTAAGTTCTCTCAAATCTTACGTGTTGGTTAACCAACAAATCTCCTATAACCTCATTTTTAAACCCTTTTGATTTAATTCTTAAGGGTTTTGTCGTATCAAAATGTTTTGGGAATTTTATAGAAATGTCTCCACTTGGGTGTGGGATTATAAAAGAATCTTTATT